TTTTTTTTTTTTCCAATTAGAATTAACACCCAATATCTAATTAAACTGACTCTAATGAAACTAATAATCACAACACATTTGTCTAATTAGTGCTAACCAGGATCTATAATGTTAATTGGTCGGGGTGAAGGTGGGATGGTAAAACCTGTCCGCAGCCGAATTCATTGCCGTCTGGAGTTCACCAAACGTCAATTGGCGGCCGTTCGAGTACAGGTTGTTCCTGAACCCAGCATCTACCATTGCCTGCGCTTGCAGAGCTGGTCCTCTGATGCTATAATCTTGTAGGAATTTCTGCTGATCTTGTGCCAATTTGAGGTATGATTTTGCAGTTTCTGATTGAAGATTAAACCTATCTAAATTTAATTCATAGTTCTTACCATTTAGTTCTATAGTAGCAGCTGTAGCAGTTTTCTGGAGATCCAGTCTTTGTCCGGCGTAAATCGCGTCAGCGATTGAGCCAATGAGGTTGGAACCTGCACTGACTGCACCGGAAGCGGCGCCTATGATTGCGGATGCACTCATAGTTGGCGTTGTGTGCCAGCCGTGATGTTGTGGGCAAGCGGATTGCCTGCCGACTGAATTCCCATGTAGCTGGAGGTGTAAGGTGCTTGAAGAGCTGCGAAATCCAGGACAAATGATCCAACGTAGGCAAAGCCGTCTGCGGCTATGCCAACGTCAAACCACTTGCCGGCTGAATCTTTGATGCGGTACACGGCAAAGGCCTCAGGGCCAATGTCGTAGTTGTCTGCAGCAAAGGCAGCGGAAGTAGAAAGAAGTTGGGAATTATAGCATTGAACGCCGTCGTTCCCGTAGTTAGACATGAAGAGAGATACAAAGTATAGAGGATAGTTGCCATTGCGAGTAGTTGCAGTGGGTAATTTATCATAATATGCTACTCTATCTAACTTATCACCTATGGGGCCTGCTTGTGCGTTCTCTCGAATGCACATCATTGGTCTCACTTTGAACTTCTTCGTTCCGGAAATCTCTTTGGGGTAAACAAACGCGAGCGTCTGTGCCCAGATCTGTCGCGATGGTGTGACAGTGCCGTTAGGGGTGGACCCTGAGGCATAAGAGACTGTTCCGACGCCGATGACGGCGTGTTCTGCGATGGAGCCGCGACCTTGATTGTTGCCTGAGTATTCGAGGCAAGCACTCACCAAACCATACTTGAGAGTATCGTAGGTGGAAAGGTCTGTAGGTGTGACGCCCCAGTTGGAAGGAGGGATGTAATCCGGCCAACCGTCTGGTACGCCAGGGACCAGCGCGTTGCCGTCTCGGTGTGACGCGAGAAGCACACGCTTGTTTGGAGCTCCAGTTGCTCGGAGAAGAATGTCCCCATGTTGTGGGGTGCTCCATCCGCTTGTGAAGCGATTGGAGTCAAAGTGTCTGTTTGCTTGACCAATGGTTGGATTGATTGCAAAGGTGACCACATCTCCTGGTAGTCTGTTTCCAGTCCACAGGAGGGAAGATCTTGGGATCAGGTCAGATGGTTCTTTGCCCGATCGGAGCAATCGTCCAGGTGGTTTCAGCAGGTTGAATTGGAAATCAACACCGGGTTTGGTCTCGACAGTGACTGTACAGCCGCTGGCGACACCGTTGGTGCCTTGGTAGGGATTGATCAATTCATTGTACACTACTATTACAAGGTAAGGGGTATCAACATCATTCATACCGTGCCACAGATTGCGGCGAATGTCAGGGATGTTAAGGATGACAGGTTCAGTCGCTCTTGCATCAAACATGACATGAGGGAATTGAAGGATGTTGGTCCCGCCGCTAGGGTCGATCCCGGGTGGGATGACCACAGCAGCAAGCTTTCGACCGTATATGCCACTCCCCGAGATGGAGAATCGCACATCGATAGAGCCTGACCAACCTGAGTAGATTTGGGAGAGGAATTTCAGGTAAGGGTTAAGCCTAGGTGAAAGCAGTTGCTGGTACAGCACTTTGCCATTGCCATCGTCAGTTGACCAACGAATGTTTGTTGAGTAAGCGAAGAAGGTTCTCCACTCTTCACCGGGTGTTGCACCGGTGGCTGCAACGGCTAGTGTGTTCATCGAAGCGGCGGAAGGTTGGGGTCCGGTAGCAACAGCTACGCCCTGCTCTTCAGTTGTTATGGCAGGATCGCCAGAAATCTCAGATTCAGCCCGGAAAACAAGTGGTTCCTTGTCCTCAGACGGAAGTGAGGGATCCCAGCTCTTTGCGACAGCTTGGATGCATTGATGCATGATTGCACCGGGTTTGAAGGCCATGTAGAAACCATCACCGAGATTGAAGGGAGGAGCGGTGGGTTTGGTCCAGCCAGTTTCCCAGACGTTCGGGTTCTGCACCGTGTGGTACAGAGCTTCGAGCTCAGGGTTAGTTCTACCGCAGTAGAACTCTTGCCCCAATTCGTCCAGTACTTCTGGATGGCAGCAGTGGAAAGGGTCATCACAGTAGGTGTCCTCGGGATCGTAGAAGAACTCGAGGGTGCCAGAGGGGCACTTTTCCCAGCCGAATTTGGAGGCCAATTGCGCGTCGAACTCCTTCTTCTGAGTACAGTCGATGCACTCACACTCGTAAGTGTAGTTGCAGTCGTCGAACTCGTCGGAGGAGCTTGACCATTTTGGAGAGCTTGTGGAAGAGGCCATTGTGCCTAGTTCACAAACACTGTATCATTGATCATGGCGTAGTCACTGCCAAGCATCTGAATTGCGCTGGGATCAACACCATTGAAGTAAGCATTGTAACGGGACAGAGCTTCGTAGTAAGAGGGGCATTCAATCACAAGTCCTTCGTATTCGATTGCAAGGTTCATAAGTTCTTCAATTTTTGAGTAGAATTCAGGGCCGTGTTGTGAAGCGAAGAGACAGACATTCCAGAGTTGGGATGAGCGTGAAGAGATGTCAATTTCTGAAGGTGGTTCGGTCCAGTTCATTGTGTTCTTCCCCTTGATGTAGTAGAATTGCCGAATGAGCGACTTCCGGTCGAGCAAGGCTCGGATTCCGTTTTGGTTACGGACGAAGGTTCGCTTCAGAAATTCTACCGGTTCTCCTTTTGGTACAGGTTCAATTGGTTGTGCCGATTTGTCAGTCCGAAGTTGCTTGAGGCCGTAGGCTTTGAGGTATTCGAAGACAGAGGGCATGACAGAAGAAATGAATCTGGGAACAATGTAAACGCCATCATCGCCATATGTGAACATGTCGATGGTGTCGTAGATGTTCCAGTTGACGTCGACTCCGCGATCTTCCAGAGATTGGATGATTGCGCAGCCAACAAGGAGACAGTGATTGAGGGAATTGAGAATCGACGTCAGCGGCATGCCTGATGGGAGGCCGCCACTTGTCTTGAAGGAAACGCCGTTGAAGATGGCGATAGCTGGAGAGGAAAGTGTAGCAACAGCAGAGTCAACGATAGGATGATTTGCAGAGAAGTGTCTGAGTATTTCCAGTGATTCGTTTGTGACATTTGGTGGTTGCGTGGAATCCCATTTTGAGTAGTCGACACAGTAACGGTCGGACCCGCCAGGGTAGAGGCGCTTGTAAAGCGTCTCGATGGCAGGGCCGTCCATGTTTATGCCAACCTGGATGAAGCCGAGTTCGTGCATTGACATGATGGCGTTGGAGACCTCTTTGAAGGCAGCAGCAGCCACGGTCGCAACCGCGACGTCGCAGCCCCAGATGAGGCGCCGTTTGGCTTCAGCAATTTTCTCAACAGGCCTTAGCTCGTCTTTGAGACCAACAGCGTACTCGTGGGGGATGGCCAGGCCTTTGGAGGCCTGTTCCCAGCGAGCGCTGAGGTGGTTGAGAAGTGTTTGATCCAGTTCTTTGGTTTCGGGATCCATGTGGTCTTTCTTCCTGCCTGCAATGTAGGGCCCGCAGCTCGTGTTTGCGTTGAGCGCTCTGAAAGCCGAAATCATGTCGAGAACCTCTTCAGATTTTGGAATGAAGGGCTCGAGGGTTTTGATGAGCATCTTCTTCGCACGAGTGAGGATTGCAGTTGGCGGTCCAGGGGTCTTTTCCTTGTATGGTTGGAGATTGTTGACGACAATGGAGGTGAGAGAGATGTTGTTTCTCGGGTCATTGGCGCCAAGATTTGCTGGTTGGTGCGAGCATTCCTGGTAGTCATCGACGTGTGCCGGGGACACATGAAGACGAGTTCCAGAAACGATCTTTCTTGACTCACCAGTTTCCTGGCAAGCCAGGCCTTTGTAGCTTATGGTTGGCTTGTTGTCGTCCCACATTTTCTTGACTCCAGCGTCGATCTTGCGCCTGATGTAGGGCACGATGATCTTCTTGCCTGGTGCGGCGTCTCCGCCACTTCCAGCGTGAAGACCGACGACGCATCCCCTTTCATCGACGTACGGTAAACCGCAGTCTCCAGGGTTGGTCTTGGTAGATGTGAATGCCATGGAGCCGTACATTTTGCCAGCAGTGGTGGGGTAAAGTTGGTGCTTCCACTCCGTAGCCACCGCGTTTCCCCAAGGATCTTTGACGGGTTTGCCCGTGCCGGTTGGTGCGGCACTTTTTGGATACGTGTCAATTTTGAAATGTACCAACTCACCGTCAAACTGAACGTCCTTTGCCTTTTGTCCCAACACATAGCTGCCGACTTCAAGCACATGCTTCAGTGAGATGCAAGTGCCGTGTCCAAGGTGAACTGCGTATCCGACCTTGGATCCGTCCGCTATGGTGACAGGCACCACAGAGCTGGCATGCTGAACCTTTCCCTCGGCTTCAGCAAAGTAGGAGAACGGGTCGTCGCTGTAGTCAGCGAGGCGCGATTTCTTTCCTGCTCGTTTCGGGGCTTTCATGGGTTCTGTTCTGATGATTTCCTTGGTGACTTTGCCGCCACCAATGACTGTGGCCTCTTCGTGGTCGAGACCAGTTTGTTCTCTGAGCTGGCGCATGGTGTACCAGCTGCGGAAGCTAACAGCTTCGTTGTCATCAGAACCGAGTGCTGCGCGGTTGCGCAGGAGGAGGTACTCTTCAACAGTCATGTTGTTGCGTTTGTCGAAGGTGTACTCCTTCCACTCGTCGTACTCATCGTCAGTGAGGGTGATTCCTTTGCCAACGCCGCGCATGGCGCCGCGTCCGGCTTTGGACTTGCCCTTTGCTTCAGGCCTGGGTCGGTTTCTTCTGAGGTACATTGTGAAGACGGCCAGGACAAGGGTTGCACCCTTGACCTTAGACCAGATGAGGGACAGGAGGGTGAGGAATTCACGGAAAAGCTCGCTCCAGGGAACGTTCCTGAAGCCGCTGCCGCAGAACTTCCACCCGCCTTCGGGGCCGCCAGTCTTGGCAACCCCTCCAGCGCGCAGAATTCTGCCTTTTGTGGCCCACATGCGTGCGCCATGGCAGCTTTCCAGGATGATGGTGCCACCTGGAAGAATGAACTGAGTGACCATGTGCTCCTTGGAGAAGGAGACGCCGTCCATCCAGTTGCGGAGGGCAACTGGAAGCGTGTCAGGCGTGATCATCAGATCGTAGATTGCTTTGATTGCTTGGAGCTTTCCTGTGAAGGACAGGTGTTTGGAGAGGGCCCATGCGATGTCGTAGATGGAGTGTACGGTCACCACATGGTTGTTTGCTGGTAGTTTGTCAAGTCGGACCTCGTCGTTGACAGTCTTACCATGGATGTAGTAAAACATGTCTGTGACGTCCTGGTCGGACATCACAACGCCGAGGGCTGACCGAAAGTTGTCGCCTTCGATCATGGCCAAATCAGGGTATCTGAGCATTTTGGCTGCGTTGACTTTGAATTTGCGTGTGTGCTGCATTGTCTCGGCTTCTTCTGGTGTGACCACGAAGACGCGCGAGCCGGAGCCAGATTTGAGTGGCTCGGTGCAGACGGGGCCAATTGAGAGTGTGAAGTTGCCATTGTATGTGATTTGGGCGGATTGGAGCAATTTGTGCACAGTGGCAACGTTTTCCTGATTGGTGATGAAAGCAAATTTGGGTGTGCGCTTGGGGGCGCTTTCGGATTTGAAAGTGAGGGAGTTTTCCACGTACGTGCGCTTCATGTACTGGACGATGGTCTCAACGTCAACCCGTGAGGGAGGCGGAGCGTCCAGTCCTTGTGCGTCGCGACCGACTGGGTCGATCACGTAGAGTTTGTTGTACGCACCAATTCCACGCATATCCATGACAAGATGAGAGTAGTTAGAAGTGTAGAGGTAGGAAGGTACAGGTTGTCCAGGGTTTTGGTACTTGTACTCCATAACCGCGGGGTTTTCCACATCAATGATGCGGACGCGCCTGTAGAAGGCGCCAGCGCGGGAGCTTGAGCTCTTGCACGGTGTCTCATTGTTGGATGTCATGATGATGTACTTGGAAGAGAACACTTTGCCTTTGTTTTCCAGCATGTCGCAGTTGAGCAACATTGGGTTGGTGTTAACCATGTCAACAACGAAGTTGACATAGTCGACGGCTGGATTTGAGTCAAACTCATCAATGATGCAAACCTCGTTGCCTGTGTAGGCATCGTGGTGGTCAATTGACAAGTTGAGCACAGATGGCTTCTGGTGGGAGAGCCGTCTGGCAATTTCGTAGGCAAGAGTGGTTTTGCCACAGCCTGGGGGTCCTGTGAGAATGATGCAAACGGGAGCCACTCGCTGGGTTGCGATGGCCTTCCGCTTGGTGCAGGCCATGATGATGGAGTCTGTTGTAGAAAGAAGATTGCGAAGGATGGGAAGGTAGGGTTGGAAGGTAGGATCAAGAGTTTTGAGTTTGATCTCGTCCCTAACTTTCTCAGCCATTGCCTGGAGATTTGCCACAGCATCCATGTCTTGTGTGATGGTGGGGTTGTTGGCCTCAGAGAGACCAATGACACGGAGTGCGATGTCGTCCACGATCCGTTCGTTGGACCATGAAGCGAACATGGCAGAGATCTTCTGTATGGCAAGAATGCCCGCCACAAGCGTGTTGGCGCCAGTGAGGACCTTCTTGATGGCTGATAGCTTGGCGTTGTTTGGGAGAACGCCGGTCACAAAGTATGTGACAATTGCAGCCAGGGCGTACCAGAAAGGGTTCTTGAGGTCGAGAGATTCAGCTTTGAAAGTAGCAGTGAGTAGGTCTCTCACCATTGAGTAGCATTTCTGAGTAGCAGAAGAGAGAATGTCGTAGAGGTGGCTAACGATTTGGGGAATCAAATCGATAGCAAGATCAAGAAAGCCGTAGAGTTCAGCAAGAGCAGTGAGAGTCACGATCCAACCCTCGAGGGTCGATTCGTGATTCTCGATGATCATTTGAAGATTGATAGGCTTGAGCTTGAGGATGAAAGATGGAAGGTTGCTGACGGGATCAGGGTTGTTGATGATGAGCATCCTCATGTGATCAATTGCCGAGGAGACAATGACCTTGAGGAACTCGTTTGCGTCAGCGATGTTGAAGTTGACAAGTTGGTAATTGACTTTGTCGTAGATTTCTTGGCCATAGAGCTTGGCGTTTGCAGCCTTCTCTATGAGGATGGTCCAGATTGCAGATCGTTTGACGGAGTCCTTGGTCGTTTTCAGGAGGTCAATCAGTTTTGCAACAGGTTCATCGAAGAGTTGGTTGCGCCAAGAGCGGCGTGCCTGGATTCGAGCATTGTACATGGGTACATTTTCGAGGCCAGATCGCTGCTGACTTGGGCGGAATCTCTTGATGCCTGCTTCGGCGATGTTGATGAGCCAGTGAACTTGGTCTTTTGACATGTCGTTGTTGGCAGGGTGAGATCCAGTTGAGAATGCCTTTCTGAGGTGGGCTGCGATGTCCGAGAGGTCGGATGAGCTCATGGATTCGAGTCCATCAGAGAGGAGGTTCGTGATGCCGGATTCGATTTTGTGGTCAGTCCAGTTTGGGAGGAGGTTTGAGTCCACAGTGCCGTCATCGTTGATGTGTTTGCTCGTGCATTCAGGGCATTTGTCGTACAACTCGCAAGAGGGGCAGACTTCAGCTCTGAAAGCAGGAGAGGAGACAGTCGGTGTGGGCTTGAGCATTGCGTCTTGAACCGAGAAGGTGAAGCCGTTGATCAGAAGCCGGATGAGAGTGCCGATGTCATGAGGAGTGATGTCGTTTCCCTGCACAGACCAGTCACGAACAATACCGCAATCACCATTACGTGTTGTTGCTTGGTACTGCTCGATCGTGTTGGGCAGGAAGGGAGTGAGGTCGGAATCACCATTACGTGTTGTTCCGGTTTGGGAGGATGAGGAGATGTTCTGGCATTCCTCGCTGGCATCACCATTACGTGTTGTACCAGTAATGAGGAAGGCGATGTTCTGAACATCATCAATGATAGCTCTTGAATAGCTACCATTGGGAGTGTAACCGATCTCGCGAGAGACCAGTTGCACGAAGGTTTTGGCACCGTGCCAGCTCTTGAAGCTGACATGGATGCCGGAAGAAACTTCCCAAAAGGAAATTTCTTCGATGTCTGTGCATCTCAGTCGCTTGGCGACGTCGATGACAGAGAAGTATTTGGAGAGTTTGTTGGAGGAGGCTTTTGGGGCCATAGTCCACTTTTAC